AAACCTTTATACCATGCTGGTAAACCTATAAAAGGCCTTTTATCAAATTGATTTTTTTTTGCAGTTTTTGATCTTGCTTTATTATAATGCAAAAATACTTGACCGCAGTCTTTTCCTTTAAATTCTTCTCTCCAATGCTCTAAATCACATCCAGAATAAACTAACATATCACCTGGTTCTAAATCTATTTTAATACCAGCTTGTCCATTTTTACCAGTTGGATCTAAATATATTGGCCATGGATCGCCTCCAAGATTTAAAGTTGTAGATATTTCACAAGAATATCTATCTTTATGTCTCGCTAGTATATCCCCTGTTTTATATATTCTAGCATAAGAATATGTTTCACTTAATTTTAAACCTGTTTGTTTTTCCATTACAGGTTTTACTTCTTGTAATAAAGTTTCCATTGCAATATCAGCATAATGTGAGTAAGTGTTTGGAACTTGTTCATCATTCCATACACCAAAATATTCTGTAAATGGTGATATATATCTTTGATCAAATAAAAATCTTGCTACTTTTCTTTTATTACAAAAATATGTATAAATAAAATTTGCTAATTCTTTTGATATTGCTTTTTTAATTACTGTATATTTATTTTTTTGAAATGACATTTTTAATAATATTTTTCCCTTTTAATTTTTTATTTGACTGTATAAAATTTTTAATATAATCTGGTTTATTTTTTACAGTATTAGTTTCGAGGGTAGTTTGTATTATAGCTTTTTTCATGTTATCATTAGGCTTTGACATTTAAAACACTCTTAGGTATTGCCTGACAATTCCAATGTATAAATCTAAATGGTTTATATCCCATATCTACAATATACTGATGCGGCATATATGAAGGAAAAAACATAGTTCTTCCTGGTTTAACTTTATAATTAATTTGTGTTGATGCATATGTTACTTTTGTTTTATCTTTTTCTGGTAAAAGATTCATAACATTACCTGGTCTTGGATCTTCAAACATAGGTAAAGATGTAGAATCATCTGCTTTTAAAAAATAAAAACCAGAGATGTGACCATTCCAATGTGTATGTAATGTATGATGTCCCCCACCTTTTTTAGCAAACTCTTGCACCCATAGTTCCGTAATATAAACTGTGTAATTTGTTAAATCAAATCCCATTTCACCTAACAAATTATAAGCTGTAGCACCTACATAATTTTGTAATTTTTCAAATTTAGGATCACCTATTAGGCTTGTAGAATGAAACACATGACCCATATCTCCTTTGTTTCCAAATTTTTTATTTCTTTCATCTATTGTTTTTTTTAAATTTTTTTTAGAAATTTCAATATATGGATCAGATGCATTATTTAATTCATTAACAAATCCTGGCTCATCAGCAAACCATATTGGGCATCTAAAATAATCTTCTCTAAATAATTTTTTTGGAAATTGTAATTCTTTTTTAATTTTTTTATTTTTCATATTCTCCTTATCTAAATGGAAACCCAAGATTCCATATAACTAAACTATATCTTGAGCCTTTTTTTACTGGACATACTCTATGCCATACAAATGAAGGGAACACTACTAAACTACCTTTAGGTAATATTTCTTTGCACTTTATAGGTTTTCTAGGTTTGTCAGGATCTAAATTTCTAAAATCAAATTCTAACTCACCACCTTTATAATCTTTTGGATTTGATAGAGTAACAGTCACAGATAACTTTCTAATCTTACCATGATCTGGAGCATTTGGATTATCTCTTATATAAGGTTTATCCCAACTATCACAATGCCAATCATAAAATTGTCCTTTTTCATACTTAGTAAATTGGCAAGACTCACTAAAATCCCAATCAAAATTCCAACCTGCATTTCTATTTGCTTGATGAACATATGGTTGTATTTCTTTGTATATCCATCTATCATTCATCCAAACAATATTTGAATTTCTTTTCTTTTTTAAATCTTTAATTTGATTTTTATCTAATGGCCTATTACCATAACCTCCAGTAACTGCCATTTGATCAGAAATAGATTTACCATATTTTACTATTTCATCACATATTCTTTCTGGTATTGCACTTTGAAAATACCAATAATAATTTGTTAAATTCATATCCCTTATATTATACTGTTATTATTCTAAATTGTCAAGGGGTATTAATTTTATGTTACAACTAATGTGCCAGAAACTGTAAATTTAGCTATTTTATCTCCACCAGGATGAGTTGATGTAGTGTTAGTACAAGGTGTTACTGTAAATGTTCTAGCACTTGGGCCTCTAACAATAAATATTCCAGAGCCACCATTACCACCATTTTGTTTATTTCCAGATCCATATCCATCTCCACCAGTTCCACCACCACCACCACCAGTGTTAGCAGTACCATTACCTCCGTTACCAGAATTAGCAACTCCAGCACCACCGCCACCTGCACCTCCAGATCCAGCACCACTTGGGTTATTGTGTCTTCCACCACCTCCTCCACCAGCATAGCTAGTGTCAGGTCCTAAAATTGTATTTGGAGCACCTGCTCCTCCAGCTCCACCTGAAGTAGGTGTTGCATCACCTCCAGCAGCAGTAGCACCTCCACCGCCACCTCCACCGTATCCTGGACCAACACCACTACGATTTCCACCATCATTTCCTTGAGGCGGATCTGTTGGAGGTACATTTCCAAGACTACCTTCACAACTTGGATTACCTCCACCTGAACCAGAACCTCCATCTCGATCATCGGCAGGTGATGCATTAGCTCCACCACCACCTTCAGCAGAAAATGTTTCTACATAAGCACTTGAGTAAGAAGTGTTAGTTCCTTTATTACCTGGAGTTGAAGCTGCAGGTAAACATGCACCTACTCCACCTGCTCCACCTGCACCAACTGTTATAGTGTGAGTATAACCAGCTTTAAAAAAATTTTGATCGCCCTGTAAAGGTGATGGTCCATATCCAGATGCTCTATATCCACCAGCTCCACCACCAGGTAAAGCTCCTCCACCATTTGTTCCGCCACCACCACCGCCACCTGCGACTAACAAATAATCTAACATAAAACCTTTTGTTGTCCAAGAGTTTTCTTGGCGTGCAGCTAATTGACTTTTTAAATTCCATACACCACTTGCCTTGTTTAATTCTTTTGTGATTACAATTCCTGATGCACCATTACCACCATTAGCTACAGCTCCACTTGAAGCATTACGACCACCTCCACCGCCACCTGATCCTGTGTTTGTTGTCGCATTTCCTCCTGCATTATTATCTGTGGCACCATTACCACCACCTCCTGATCCACCTGAACCAGCAGTTTGATTATGATCGTTTGAACCACCACCACCACCTGCTCTAGTTACAGAAGATCCTGTGATATCTGATGATGTACCTGCTCCCCCATCTCCAGAAACACCACAAGCTAAACCATTTCCACCAGCAGAACTAGAACCACCACCGCCACCTGTAGCGATTGTATTTGGCCACCCTAATGGATTAGAACCTCCAGGATTACCTTGTGGCGGATCTGTTGGAGGTGTATTACCTCGACCTGATCTACAAGCAATGTCTAACCAAATTGCAGAACCTCCACCTGAACCTCCTGGGTGACCTGAGTAATTAAATGATTGTGGTGTAGGTGCAAGAGATCCATTACTAGAACCACCTCCTCCACCAGTAGAAGTAAGTCCAAATGCTGAAGAATCTGTACCATTAGATCCAAATGCAGTATTACTTGTTGATCCTGCTCCTGCACCACCAACAGTTATAGTATATTGAGTTGATCCACAAACTGGTATTTCTAAATCTCGATAACCACCAGCACCCCCTCCACCTGCTCTACCAAAACCACCGCCACCACCACCAGCAATTAGTAAAGTTTGAACAACTTTAGTTGTTGATCTTGTGGTAATATTTCCTGACGATGTAAATGAAGTAACTTTACACTTCCCAAAAGAAGTTAAGTTTCTTTTACCAATTAGTCCACCATTAGCTCTAGGCATTAATTAGTCTCCTATTAAGATGTCCAAGTTGATCCGTTCCAATCGTAAACTGTAGGTGTCTCTGCTGTGTCGTTAGATCTAATTCCTTCCCAACCTTTACTATTATCTGCATCATATTTACTTTCATTCCATGAAATACGATAATACCATGAAGGTGCTTCTTGACCATCATTAATTACTGATGGGAAAGCATTTGGTGCTTGCCAATCATCATTATCATCTAGAGACCAAGATTTATAAGGTTGTGGTATAATAAATTTATTTTTGGATGCATCATATGTATAACCAATACCTGCGTATTGTTTTCTAAAATTATTATTATAAGATGTTTGTTTCCAAATGCCACCTCCAAAAAAATTAACACACCATGTTTCACCATCAACGTGTTCATCTGAAGGTACACAATCATTACCAACAACTACAACTCTTTTTACAACCAGATGTGTATCTGATGTAAAACCAGTTGGGTCGGTTTTTGATTCTAACTCTGCAAAATGTGCCATGTTTATTTTCCTCCGTTATAAAAAATTTTGTTAATTAATTGTTAATGTTCCTGATACTGTAAATCTAGCTACTTTTTGATTGCAACTACCTACACAAGAACTTAATGTATTTGTCCCTGGTGCAACGCTTGCACAAACTGACCCTGGAAATCTTAATACTACAACTCCAGATCCACCTTGTCCACCATCTGAATCATAAGCACCTCCACCTCCACCTCCAGTGTTTGCTGTACCTGCTGATCCTGCAGGATTTGATGGATTACTGTCTCCAGCATTTCCACCTCCACCAGCTCCTCCTGAACCAGCAGATTGACCTGAACCATATCCACCGCCACCGCCACCTCCACCAGCGTATGATACATCAGATCCAGTAATTGTATTAGGTGCACCTGCACCTCCATCTCCACCTACAAAAGGTGATGCATGATTTGCTCCAGCTGCAGTTGCTCCACCACCTCCACCGCCACCAGAACCTCCTGGACCACCAGTTCCTCCATTATTTCCTTGTGGAGGATCAGCAGGGGGTGTATTACCTGAACCCCCAGGTCGTCCTGGGTATGGGCTTGATCCAGGTGTTCCACCACCTCCACCAGATCCACCATCTCTACCCGTAGAATTAGATCCAAATGCTCCACCGCCACCACCAGCAGTTGATGTAATACTAAAAAATGCACTATCGTTTCCATCGTTTCCATTTGTGTTAGAAGATCCACTTCCACCACCTCCTCCAGCACCGATGGTTACTGGATAAGTTCCTGGACCTACCGATAAACTTTTACCTTGTAAAGTTGAAGGTCCAAATCCCGATGCTCTATATCCACCAGCACCTCCACCACCAAAGTTTCCACCTCCACCACCACCAGCAACTATTAAATAATCTAAAGATACACCTTCAATAATATTTAAAGTTCCTGAAGATGTAAATTTTGCAAAATAAGAAACACATGATCCTGAAGATATTGCACCTATAGTTGCAGCACACCCTGGGCTTGAAGTAAACGAAACTCCGTGAATTGATGATGCTCTTGCAACTACAATTCCTGATCCACCTGCTCCTGGAGTTGCGGCTGGAGAAGGACTTGTTGGAGAATTACCTGCTCCACCTCCACCACCACCTGTGTTTGCAGTTCCAGCAACACCAGTATTTGTTGATGTCGGTGCTCCTGCACCTCCACCTCCAGCACCACCAGAACCAGCTGTTGCAGGTGATGTTCTTGTAGAACCTCCACCACCACCAGCATATGTTGTATCTGTCCCTGTAATTGTATTAGGTGCTCCTGCACCTCCATTTTTACCACAACCTGCAGCGGTTGCTCCACCACCACCACCACCAAAATCGTTTGCATCTGGGCTACCATTTATTCCATCAGCTCCAGGATTACCTTGTGATGGATCTACAAAAGGTGTATTACCATTTCCTTTATTTCCTAATCTAGAACCTCCACCTCCAGATCCTCCATTTTGACCACTTGTAGCTCCGCCACCACCACCAGCACCACCACCAGCAGATGTAATTGTTAAAAATACTGAATCTGATCCATCCGAACCTGTTCCAGGACTAGGAGAAGTTGTTGAAGCACCTCCAGCACCAACTGTAATCGGATAACTTCCTAAATTTAAACTTAACGATGTGCCTTGTAATGGAGAAGGTCCAAATCCTGATGCACGATAACCTCCTGCACCACCCCCACCACCAGTATCATTTCCAGGCCAATCACCACCACCTGATCCACCACCAGCAACGACCATATAATTTATTGTTGCTGTTCTTGAAATCCATTTATCAGTTTTAACTGAATCATAAATTTCATTTAATGTCCATCTACCTGAAGCACATTTTGGAATTGTTTCTTTTATTACTACTATTCCTGAACCACCAGATGCACCTCCCCCTACACTTCCACCACTTGCCCGAGAACCACCACCGCCACCACCGCCAGTGTTTGCACATCCTGCTGTTCCAGCACTTCCAATAGCTGATCCACTAGCTCCACCACCACCAGATCCTCCTGCTATAGGAAAATTAGGAACATTTCCATCTGTTTGCTCTCCACCACCTGCACCACCACCAGCATAAGTTACACAACTACCTGTAATATCATTTGTTACACCATCTCCACCATGATTTTGTCCATCAGTGTTTCCAGCTTCACCTGCTCCGCCACCACCACCAGCCATTCTATTTGTGTCAGAAGTTGATCTTGATGAAGAAGCACCTCCATCATTTCCTTGTGATGGACTTGTAGGTGGTGTATTACCTGAACCTCCAGCATAAACTCCTGGACTAGCACCACCATGAGCACCAGCACCTCCACCAGATCCACCATCGGCTCCAGCAACTTGTTCTACTGAACCACCACCACCTCCATTAGATGTCATTACACAAGCTATTATTGAATCACTTCCTGAAGATGCTGTACTAGCACCACCAGGTGATGCTCCGCCTGCACCTACTGTAATTGCTACGCTTGAAGTAGGCATGGTAACACATGTAGCAGTTCTATAACCACCAGCACCACCACCGCCTCCCATAGCTCTACCTGATCCACCACCACCAGCAACTACTAATACTTCAGGAACGGTTGAAGTACAATTGTGTTTCTTAAAAGTTCCTGAAGATGTAAATGATGTGACTTTAGTAGATGATGAACATACTACTTTTACAGGTCCTATGAGTCCGCCATTAGCCATGAATTATGTTGCCTCCTATAATTCTACCTATTACGCATCATCTAATAATTCGTAAGAAACAAAATAAGTTAAATCATTTGCAGCTGAAGCTGTAAAATATAACAAGTCTGTTTCATCTAAATAAATAGGATTCTCTAGAAAACTTAAAGTAGCATCTGCTGGCACTGATATTGTATTAGCAAGTTTGACATAGTTAGATCCATTGTCAACACTAACTTCAATTGTAATATCAGCAGCATTTGTACCATCTACATTTGCAACAAGAATTGTATTTATTTTAGCAACTTTATCTGCTGGAACATCAACTGCTTCTGTTCTAGATGTGCTATCTAATAAAGCAGTTGCGTTTTTAGCATTAATAGTTGCTACATTTACGATGTTTGGTGTAGCCATATTATCTCCTCTTTAATTTTAACCAAATACAATTGCCATTGCAATTGCTTTTCCTACTGATGCAAAATTTGCATTAGCATTAATATATGTTGTTAATCTTGAAGCAGCAACTTTTCTATTAGTGCCTCCTGCTCCATTATCTACTATAAATAAATCTGCGTCTACAATAGCCTCCCCTATATCTGTACCACCATCTATATCTAAATTAGCTATAGAAAAAGCCCCACTTGCAGCACCAACAAGAGTTTTAAAATCAGATGCAGGAATAGTTTTCATAGTTCCACCATCATTAACTACAACTCCATCAGAGTCAGCTATAGTAATAGTGCTACCAACTGAAGTGTTACCATCTAGTAAATTTAATTCAGATGCTGTAGATGTGACACCATCTAATATATTTAATTCTGCTGCTGTAGATGTAACGCCATCTAGTATATTAAGTTCTGCAGTAGTTGATGTTACTCCATCTAGTATATTTAATTCTGCGGTTGTTGAGGTAACACCATCTAATATATTTAACTCTGTAGCTGTTGAAGTTACTGCTACATCTTCGTTAATTTTAGGTGAAGTTAAAGTTTTATTTGTAAAAGTTTGTGTTGCTGCTATACCTGCAACTGTATCTGTAGTGGCTGGTAAAGTTAATGTAATAAAAAAAAAAAAAGCCGAGTGAGCAGGTGCTTGTAGTCTA